GGTGCATGAACATGGTGTAATCATCTGCATCACATGCGCACGCCCAGCAACGGCGTACAGTCAGGGTATACCTAAACAGTTTCTCAAGCGTGACCCGCTTGATTACTTCCTGCCCGATCTTCACACGTTGGAATGCAGGCCATATTCAACAATGAGTTGTTCGCATTCGCTCAAAACAATAAAGGCATCTTTGGTTATCAGAACAAGTACGAAGAGCATCGGTACATGCCTTCAACGGTCACCGGTGACATGCAGACGGTCTATTCGGCCTACCATTTGGCACGAAAGTTTGCCAACATGCCTCAATTGAATCAGCAGTTCATCGAATGCAATCCGTCTGCCTTCAATAGGATATTCGCTATCCAAAACGGCAGCGATTACCTGATAATCTATATTTATCACACAATCAAAGTACGCAGCCTTGTGCCGAAGTACGGAGACCCAAAATTCATGTAATATGTGCAAATACCCGCTACGGGTAAAGCTTCCATACGCACAAGTTCATTCAGGTAACGTCACTGCATATAGTGACGTTCCCTGCGGGACTTGCCCGGAATGCACTGCCCGAAAAGTGAGCCAATGGAGTTGGCGTGCAATGCAACAACAAGCCGATTCTTATTCATCATACTTCGAAACATTAACATATGACTCCGAATATCTTCCACACACCAAGCAGGGGCTTCCTACATTGTCTACGAGGGACTTACAACTCTTTTCTAAGAGACTTCGGCATCTTACCGATAAAGAAAACAAAAGGCGCAAGGCGGCTCTTGCTGCAAAAGGGATTCTATATTTTCCCCGCCCCCCTATTAAATATATTGCGGCCGGGGAATACGGCAGTAACACGCTACGTCCCCATTACCATGTTATACTCTTCAATGCTGAATTGTCAGCCATACATGAAGCATGGACTCTGGGCCGACTCCACGTTGGTACGGTCACTGCTTCATCAGTCGCTTATACTCTCAAGTATATCTCCAAGAAAACTGACATGCCGCATTATATGGTGGATCACGTTGTTCCGGAATTCCGAATCAGCAGCCAAGCCATTGGTACAGGGTACCTTACCGCTGAAAACATCGCATGGCACCGAGCAGACCTCTTCGGAAGGTATCGCCTCAAGACCCCACAAGGACAGACAGTGGCGATGCCCAGATATATGGCAGATAAGATTTACACAACAGAACAACGTGCAGCTATAGCTGCACACTTCATGTACCACCATAAACGTCCAGAACGTCACCCCGACGAATTAGCTCGGGACTTGTATTCATTCAAAAAACAGGCAGAAAGCCGAAAAAAAGACAAATTATGACAACAGTTAAGAAGACAACAAAACCGCTCTATTATGAGCCAACATCAACAATCCCCTACAAGGGAGAAGTTAACAACGGTCATTCCAAGACAGACCCCACGCAGTATAAGTCTATGCGGCAATTATTGGTGAAGCTCAACCAGTCAGACCTAATACCTCTACCGGGTACCCCGAAACCATACCATGATGACTTCGAGATACCTATTGAGAACATGGACTACGATGAACTGCAGATCTTCATTCAATCAACCGAACATGATCTGCAAGATGCTTACCAAAAACGTAAGGCGATAGCCGATAAACAGTTCGAGGAACAACGGCAACTCGCACTCGATCAGGAGGTGCAAAAAAGAGCGGAAGCTCTGCTTAAAGAACAAACCAAGTAGGGGGTTTCAAAGGGGGACAATCGTCCCCCTTTTTTTATATAAAAAACTAAACACTAACGTCTACACATAGACTAAAACAAAAACAAAAAGCAAATGCGTTTATGCCGAGCCGTTATACTAAAGCCCGGACAGCGCAGTTAGGCGACAACGTAAGGCGGAGCCGCATACAAGCGAAGGGCGACAGCACTATAACGGCGAAGGCATTTCAAAGGAACAAAAATTCCGAAAAAACGAATTTGCCCAAAATTCAACGATCTCACACCCTCCAAGGGTGTAGTATCAAAAAAAAGATAGGCCCCGCAAGGGGCCTTAAAATCAATCCTCGCACACTTCACTCTACCAAATAAAGTTATCCACACTATCCCGGCTGAGCCGGAGTCGTCACCCGACTTCGGGTTGAGGTTTACCGAACCCCGAATACACCCATGAATAACACCTGCGGGGTGCAGGGGCGGCGAAGCCCCGCTGGGGTTGAGGGGCAAAGCCCCCTATTCGTGCGCTAATACTCGCACTGCGGCAGGGATAGAAGCGGAGAACGTTTGGCCCCCTCAAGGGCCAAACTTCGGGAGCGGATAGCCCGGCCCGGCCTAAGCCGGGGCCGCCCAAAGCATTACATAATACTTGATATAGTAATGCTACGTGACAGAAAAAATTTCTTCACGTAAAACAAAAACCCCTATCTTTGACAAAGTTCATTGAAAAGGGGACGGCACAGCCGGATTCATTATTCACATCAAAAATCAAAAACATGCCCGGAGTAGAATCACTCGTAGGCGGTGCCGTTAGTGCACTTCAATCCTACGGCAACATGCAATCGCAAGCGGTTAGCAACGGCATAAACATGGGGTACAACATGCACATGTACAACCTGTCCCGCCGCCACATGAAAGAGGACAGGGATTTCGCCAATGCCTACAATCACCCCACTCAGCAAATGAAGCGTCTACAGGAAGCGGGCATCAGTCCCCACTTAGCTTACACCAGCGGGGCCGGTGGTCAATCCACTGTCAGCCCACAGCCACGTACCCCTACTGCGGACGTAAAGCCTCCGCAGATGCAAGGAAATCCCCTCGAAGTGTACTTCGACATGAGGGTAAAGGAACAGCACTTGGAAAACCTGAAAGCACAGGAAGAGTTAATCAAAGAGAACACCAAACTCGCCTACTCTAAAAACACTACCGAAGGGTACAAGCCCAACCTGCTGTCTATCGACTATGACACGAAGCGTCGAGCGTACGACAACAGCTTTAAAACGTTCCCCTTCGAACTTGAGTTGCTCAAGGAGCGGGGCCGGTTGGCATCCGCTCAAACAGGCATGACTTTGGATGAAAACAAACGTCGGGAACTTATGAAGATACCAGCCTTGCAAAACCTCCAACTTCGGAACAGGCAGCTTCAACTGCAAGGCGTGGAAACGAACCAGCGTATACGCCTACTCGAAAAGGAAGGCCTGATAAAGGATTTTGAAATTGAGCTGAACAAGCTCGGCCTATCCTCAAAAGACGGCAAAGGTTGGCGAATGGGAAGCAAGTTGTTGGAGTATCTCGGAATCGAATTGTAAACAATCAAAATCAAACAAAATGGCACGTCGAAGAAAAAAAAGCCGTTCTTACGGCAAACGCAGAACCAAACGTTACAAACGGCCACTACGGCCACGTCTTGGTTACAGAATGTAATTATCTAACAATCAAAATCAAACAAAATGGGTAACATTTTTCAGAACTCTCCCGGAGCTTCGTTGACAAAGTCGCTACATGACTTGTCACACAGCTACGGCACTACTGGCCAATTTGGCCAGCTTATACCATCCCTCGTAATGGACGTCCTACCCGGCGACGAGGTCGACATAGGAAACCAGTGTATGACTCGTTTGCAACCAATGGTATTTCCGCTAATGCACAAGGCAGACCAAACACATCACTACTGGTATGTGCCATATCGTATACTGTGGGACAACGCCACCGATTTCTTCTCTTTAAAGGAAGACGCAGCCGGCAATCTCCCCGTAATGCCCTACCTCGAGATAGACCCTTCTAATCCAAACGACTATACTCCTCTTATGAACTATATGAGGATACCACGTATAGACCCTGCTACGGGGCAAGACCAAGTGGTCGAAGAAATAAATGCTTTAGCCTTCGCCGCCTATCAGTGTATATACCATGAACGGTACCGTGATCAGAATCTGGTACCAGAATTCAACTACAAACTTCAAGACGGACTGAACACAAATCAGGAGCTAAAAAGGCTGCGTCTACGTGCGTTGCAGCATGACTTCTTCACAGCAGCTTCCCCTGATCCTCAATACGGACAGGAAGTTCAAATATCCGGAGGTCTTGTAAAATTAGCCACAGGCTGGGCAAACCAAGGAACCCCACTATTTGTTGATGGTTCTGGTAATCCAGCGACAGGCAGTATTTCAGCCGCTTCAACCCCGCCTCCTGTGGTAAAGCCAATAATCGCTGCAACACCATCTGGCGGTGCTCCGACACAGGTAGCCTATGACCCACGAAATACACTCGAGGTAGACCCTATCGACATCACCGAACTTCGCACGGCTACTAAGCTTCAACAGTTTAAAGAACGCCTCATGCGCACAGGACGTCGCTGGAAAGAGTTCATACAGGGCGTGTTCGGTGTAAACATTCGAGACTCACGGGTACAGGATCCGGAATTCATAGTAGGTACTACCACGCCAATAGTGACATCCGAAGTACTAACAACGGCCGCTACTGCTAACGCTCCAGCGGGCACAATGACAGGTCACGGCATATCAGTCAGCGGCGGCAGGATGGGCCATTACAAGGTGCATGAACATGGTGTAATCATCTGCATCACATGCGCACGCCCAGCAACGGCGTACAGTCAGGGTATACCTAAACAGTTTCTCAAGCGTGACCCGCTTGATTACTTCCTGCCCGATCTT